GAAAAAGATTTATATAAAGAAATAATTTTAGAAACTCAATACAATGTGCGTTTTTGGAATATTGCAAAACCTTTATTTGAGGCTGATAGAAAATTAGAACAAATTAAATATTTTGCAGGAAAATAATAACTTTAAAAAGCCACATTAATTCCACGCCTTGCTCCCTCTTGTAAGGCTCTTGCTACTGCTTCTTCTATTTCAGTTGGAGTTCCTAAAATAGCTTGTGGATTAACTGTTATTACATTTGTTGTATGTCTAGCAATTGGCGAAGTTGGTCCAAAGTTTTGAGGTATTTCTGCACCACCGCTAGCAGGAAAAATTACACCACCTCCACCACCTCCACCACCATTTCCATTTCCTCCAGTAGTTGTAGGAGTTGAAACAGCAGGTAAAGAAACTTTTTTTCCAGCCATTGAAAAAATACTTTCAAATTGACTTCTTAAATAATCTAAATCTCCACCAACACTAGCAACCATTTGTTTAAGTCCTTCTTCTAGTGCTCCTAAAGCCTCAGCGTCTGCAATAGCGTCATCTAATTCTTTTTTAGCAATAGCCATAGCTAATAAGTTTTCAGTTGAATTAGCAGTTGCCTTAGCTAAATCTTCTTGTGCTTGACGATATTCTTCTTGTGCCTTTTTAACATTTTCAGTTTCTCTTGCTAAATCTTTTTCAGCACTTTCAACATCTCTTAATGCTCTTTCTTCTGCTTGAGTTGAGCTAGTTGAATCTATAATGGCTTGTTCTAATGCCTTTTTAGCAAGTTCATATTCTAAGTCAGCAATTTTAGATTGACCAACTTGTTCTTCTGCACGAGCTAATGCCTCTCTTGCTCTTTCAATGGCATATTCTTCTTCTAAAGTTACTAATTTTATAATTCTTGTTGATTAGTTAATTCAGCTTTCGCTTTTTCTAAATCAGTTTCAGCTTGAGATTTTTTATTAATAGCTTTATTTAGCTCATTTAATTTTTCCTTTTCTTCATTTTGTAAATCATTTACATTTTCTTGAATTCTTTGTAATTTTTGATAGGCAGATAAAACTTTTTGTAATGCTCCTAAAGATTTAGTTTCTCTTTCTTCAGCTAATTCACGCTCAGCTTCAATTTCTTCTTCAGTTAATTCAATTGTTATTTCTTTGGTTTTGTTTAAACTTCCAGTTTCTCTATCTAATTCGTGTGCATTATTAATTAAATCTTTTTCAATTAAAGCCTGATATTGAATTGCTTTAGAATAATCACTATAAACTTTTGCTAATCTAAGAGTTTCTTCTCTATTATTCTTTTGAGCAACTAAGGTATTATTTAATTCATTATTATATGAAAATGCTATGCCCTCACTAGCACCTAATAAATTTATAAATTCTACTTGTGAATCTATATATTTATCAGTTCCGTCAGTAGCTTAGATAATTACATCTAGCATTCTGCTTATAAAACCAACTGTTTTTTCCATAGCTGGAGCTAATGCCTCGCCAATAATTAAACCTAATTCGTTAAATTTAGATGACATTACCTCTGTTTGAGCTTGTAAGGACTTCATTTGATTATCTGCTACTTCTTGAGTAGTTCCTCCACTATCTCGCAAAGCCTCCTCATAACGCCTTATTTGGTCTGTTGAACCACTTAAAATCTTAACTGCGTCAGCTACACCTCTATTTAAACCTAATTGGTCTAAAGTACTAGCCTTTAATTCATCAGACATTGGTCCAAGTACTGCGTCTAATTCTTCAATAATATCTGCAACATTTTTCATATTGCCTTGAGCGTCAAACATTTGAAGTCCTAATGCTTCAAATTCTTCTTTATTCTTAGCAGTTGCTCTTGGTATATCTCTTAAAACTTGATTTAATTTATCTCCAGCCTCAGCACCTTTAACACCTCTGTCAGCAAATACTGCTAAAACTGCAACACCTTCTTCTATATCTTTATTAACAACTTTTAACGCCGCACCTGCTTTGGTTGTTAATGCTTCTGAAAATTGTTGAACACTAGCGTTAGCCAAAGTATTAGCTTTTACTAATACATCAGTAACACGAGTTAAATTAGTTAAGTTTTGTTGTGCGTCTAAAACAGTTAATCCTAATGCAGACTGGGCGTCAGTTGCTAAGTCAGTAGCAGTAGCCATATCAAACATACCTGCTTGAGCAAAGGCAGCCACTTGAGGTAAAGCAGAAATAGATTGTTCAGCGTCTAAACCTGCTGACGCTAAAAAGAAAAAAGCTTCGGCTGAATCTTCAGCACTAATACGAGTTGAAATTCCTACTTTTCTGGCAGCCTCAGACATAGCTTGTTGTTGAGCTTCAGTAGTTTTCATTATTGCTAAAGACTGATTTAAAGCGTCTTCAAACTTCATAAATGTTTGAATACTCTCAGCACCTGCTTTAACTATTGCATATAAGGCAGTAACTACACCTGCTTTAGCTACATTTGAAAATTTAGAAAGTGATTTACCTGATTTATCGGCACTATTACCAATGCCTTTCATTTGAGCAGAGGCTAATTCTGCACCTTTAGTAGCAATTCTTATTACTAGGTCTGCACCTGCACCTAAAGCCATTTATCTTCTCCTCTTATTACTTTCCGCCTCTCTAAGAGCTATTGCTTTATTTCTTTCTTTTTGCTCCCAAAGATAAAAAGTAGCCCATTGAGTATATTCGTATGAACTCATTGTAGCTTGTAATTCTGCCACAGTCATACCTAATTCTCTTGCTAATCGAAAAGTAAAAGCTAATTCAGGATTAGTTTTGAAATTCCTCGGCTATTTCAGCCTGAACCTCCTCAGTAACTCCGTTCATATCTGCTATTTCAACAAATATTTTATCAATAACTAAAGCTGACTTTTCATACATAGCTTCAATCATTTCGTCATCTAATTCAGGTTCAACTACACTTGCTTTTAATAAAGCCTTTTGGTAATCAAAAGCGTCTTTATCATCAGCAGTTGCAATTCTTGCAAGTTTAACTTGCATTTGTTTAGTAATTCCTCTTACTTTAATTTTTGCATTCCACTCAGGTATTTCTATAACCTTTTCTGGAACATCAGAAATACTATTTAATATATCTTTATTTAAAAAATCCATTATGCGTCCTTTTTTAAGATTTTACTTAGTGTGTTCCTCTGGTAATCGCTCCAGTAACTTGTAATTCTGATGAATAAGCAACCACATCTCCAACAGCACTTGTCTTTGTATAACCAGTACAAATTGCCTCGCCTGTGTATTTTACTGCACCTGAACCAGTTCCTTCTGGCGAATACTCAAAAGAAAGTGTTGCACTTTGACCTACAACTGCTCCAAATATTGCATCAACTGTGCTATCCCATAGTCCAGTAACGCTTAAAGTTGCGTCTTTAAGTCCTACTATGTATGTTTTATTTGTTGCACCTAAAACAGAAGTTTCAGCTACATCAGCAGTTTGAGGAAAGTCCACATTATTTACATAAGAGCTTATGTCAGTTAGAGTTCCACCTGAATCATCTATCTTAAATACGCTATCTTTTCCGTGTACAAATGCCATTTCTTTTATTTCTCCTCTTAATTAATTCTTCCAAATCCTACAATAGCAGAAAAACTTGGTGTAGTTCCACCAACTGTAAAAGAAACTTTTAGGTATCTATTTACAGTAGTTCCTTTAGCTACTGCTTTATATTCAGAAGTTGTTCCTGTTGCTTGAGTGAAAGTTACTAAGTTAGTGTAAGTAACATCATCAGCACTATGCTTTATAACTACATCTAAAGTTGGACTTGTTCCACTAGCAGAAGTTACTAAAAGAAAAGCTCCACCACCATTTGTAGTAGAAGTTGAGTTATCTCTAGCAGTTCCGTCTGTAGTTGTAGTTAAAGTTTGATTTTCTAATACTATTCCATTTAATAAGCCTCCGTCAGCTTGTACTTCTAAGGAAGTAGCTACAACATCTCCAACAGGGCTTGATATTCCATAATTAGTTATATTTGAATTAGCAAAAAATACTCTATCAGTAGCGTCTAATCCTTGTGCTCCATGAACTAATATAAAATCATTTCCACCTAATAATGGTTGTAAAACTGCGTCAGAAGTAGCGTCAAAAAATCCTGCTAAGCTAGAAGTTCCGTCTTTTTGACCGCTTATATAAGTTTTAGCTCCACCACTTGCACCAAAAGTAGTAGTTTCTGCAACATCTGCACTTATTGAAGTATCTGCATTATTAAAATAACTTGAATAATCATTTTCATTAATATAAATTTTTGTATCTTT